GGAGAACAAGTTTTCCCAGATCATGGATGCCAATGCCTTAATGCGAAGCGATCCTTGGGAGATGCAATACAATGCCCTCCCGCAACAAAGCATGATTGCGGCTTATTTGCAGCTTCCGCTCGCAGTCATTCAGATGGCTATGGCTCATGAAAAATGGGCTCGAGACTTAGTTCACCCGAGGCGATGGGAAAGTACCATCGAAACTTACCTGACGTTCGTCACTTGGAAGGCGTACGCTTTCCGAGTGCTCCAAAACCCTGATTTATTTTTTAGGCCTTTGGAGCAACGTTGGTTCGCTAAAACTGTGTACCGCATGAAGAGAGTGATGGTTGAACTGAGAAGTGTTCTTACCGTCATGATCCTCATGGGACGTGTTGAAGCAGCTAACGTTGAGAGTGACGCACAATGCATGTGGCTTGATCCTACAACCCCAGTTGGACGTGTATCATGTTTGCTTAAACTGCTGTGGCTTAAGGCTTATGTGGCTCTACAAGTGATCAAAGAATTGATGATTCTTTTTTACACCTCTGTCGAAGCTCTAGCTTTTGAAGTCTACAACTTGATATTTGCGAGACATCGCACGTTGTCCCTGGAAGCTCAAGCTTTTCTGGACCTTGTGTTGATACTAGTCTGCTGTTGGTTCACGATTAAAGCCCTTGCTAAAGTCAGTCGAGCTTTAGGAAATGTTCTTAAACCCTACCAGCTGGTTCGCGCTAGCAGAGATAAGAAAACAGAGTACTTAGGCAAGAGATTTGACGAAACGAAAAAGAAATGGGTCCATGACTTCATACTCAAGGGTGAGAAAGTCACGGTTAATATCACGGATGCCGCAGAGTCTGAATTGCCTTACGCCGACAATACGACGCAAGACGAGATGGCTTTACCTGGCTCAACCTTGTACCCGAGTGCTAAAAGAAACGTAGGAGCAATTTGCGTTGAAGAGGCTACCCCTAGCGGACCTATGGGCCTGCGAGTTATAGGCCTCTTCTGGCGTTCAGACGACTACTTAGTAACAGCGGCGCACGTGGCGAATGTTGTGGCCAATGGCACCTCCAAAGTATTTCTCGTAGGGGTGGAAGAGTACAAGCGTGACAAATGTCGCTTGAAATACAAAAATCCCTTAGCTGTTGACACAGACTTGTTCGACTTGGACGCTAACCTAAATCCAGATGATAGCCTTGACGTGTTTGTTATTAAGATGAACCCGAAGCACTGGAGTTTTTTGGCAGTTGGTGCAAGCAGTACCGCAAAGGAGAGTTGTTATGGACTAGTTATTAGCGCCGTTGGATTCAATTCTGATGGTTTGTTGATGACGAGTCCAGGCAAAACTCTTGTGGGCTCTGGAGTGAACGAGTTGTGGCATACGGCTACAACACACCCTGGTTTTTCCGGGGCGCCACTTTATTGTGGCAAACATGTGGTTGGAATCCACACAGGGCACGCGGACGGTCACAACAGGGCTGTTCGCGTTGAAGCAGTCCTGCGCCTAGTCAAAACCGGAGAGGAAGCCTCTGAAAGTTTCGAAATTGAAGAGGAAGACGC